TTATTTTCTTTCTATATCCAAATCCACGCCCGCCTTGAAGCAAACTGTGAATTTATCTTCATATACTTTTATTTTATCGATATACTTCCTTACCATCGATTCATCATATTCCGTCAATTCCTGATTAGCCTCCTTTAGGAAATCCTCTAGTTCCTTAATGCGCTTTTTGAAGCCCTCCGTTTCCGCCTTTGCCACCAAAAGCTCCTGCTTCTTATCTTTTAGCAGGTCAATTTCGTCTGCCAGGGTTGTATAGTCCTTTTTTGCATGCGCTAGTTTCACCAACTCTTTTTGTTTTTCTGAAAGAATCGCGTTTATCTTTTCAAGCTCGCCGGCGTTGTCGTCAGCTAGTGCAGTTTCAATATTCTGCATCAAAATTTCCAGCGTTGACGAAGAACTTTTTACAAGTAGATTTATGGCTTTTACCGTAGCCTGTTGCAACTCTGTTTCTTGAACTGTCGGCGCATCGCAAACTATCGGTCCATTTTCCACCCTAGTGCAACAACGCCATACAATGGAGTGTTTACCTCTATTATTCCAAGCAATTCTGCGGTAAATATCACCACATTTCGAACAAGTACAAATACTAGAAAGTGCATATTTGCTGGAGTAGACTCTTTTCTTTTTACCTTCCTCACCGCTAAACAGGTTGGCCCTGCGTACCATTTCCTCCTGGACCTGCGTGAAGATGTCCCTTGGAATAATGGCCTCCTGACTATCTTTAACATAATACTGCGGAACCGAACCGTCATTCTTGATTCTGGTCTTTTCAATAAAATCCGTTGTGATAGTTTTTTGCAAAAGTGCGTCACCCATGTATTTTTCATTTTGGAGAATGCCTTGGATCGTACTAAGGTGCCATCTGTAACGCTTGCCGCCGGTCTTGATTTTATCGCGTTCCAGCCCATTAGCAATATCTCTGAAGCTGGCGCCTTCCAAGTACTCTCTAAAAATACGCCTTACTATCTTGGCTTCCTCTTCTTCAATAATCAAATTTCCTTCTTCATCCTTTGTGTAGCCCAGGAAGTGATTGTGGTTAACCTGAACCTTCCCATCTTGATAACGGAACTGCAAACCAAGCTTAACGTTCTGAGATAAGGAAGCCGATTCCTGCTGCGCAAGAGAAGCCATAATCGTAAGAAGCAACTCGCCACTGGCCTCTAATGTATTGATGTTTTCCTTCTCAAAAATAATAGCGATGTTCTTTTCCTTGAGCTGTCTTACGTACTTTAGACAGTCGATAGTGTTTCTGGCAAATCGACTGATGGACTTAGTAATGACCATGTCGATTTTACCGGCCATACAATCCTCGATCATACCGTTAAAGCCTTCTCGCTTCTTGGTGTTGGTGCCGGAAATACCGTCATCTGTGTAAATACCAGCCAGCTCCCATTCTTTGTTTCTTCCTATATAATCTGTATAGTGCTGCACCTGTACTTCGTAGCTACCAGCCTGTTCATCGCTGTCAGTACTAACTCGGCAGTACGCTGCGACCTTTAACTTTGGTTTTTCTACAGCTTTTGCAATTCTATTACCAGGCCTTTTTCTAGCCGGAATTAATGTTACATTCTCATTCATGTTTTTCCTCCTCGATAAGCCCATAGGCGTATTCTGCTTGTAGGTATGGATTTTCATAACACTGCTGGACTTTTCCTATGCGGTATTGTGCCTCATCCGCAACAGGAGCCTGCTTTATATAATCTTGAATGCGATTTTGGGCCTTAGCGTTGCTGTTTCTAAGTTCCTGCACTTTATAAAAAAGCTCTTCATCAATCATCTTCGGATAATACTCATCGCCCAAATACACTTTATTTTTCAGAAGCCTGCCAATGACGGAATGTGTTTTTTCAATTCCCGCCTTAACAGCTGCTGCTCTCATAGAGCCACAATTCAAAAACTCTATAAAAAGCTGTCTTACTTTCGTGGCAATCGGCTCATCAATAACCGCTTGACCGTTTTCTATTTTGTAGCCGTATGGCGTATGCATCATAATCACACCAACCTTTCCGGCAGCTTCAAGCCGCACTTTAATTCAAAACCCACTTCATTTCTGGACTGAACAACGATGCACTCGACATAATCCTGCATTAAGGCATCGTCGTATTCTATGACGTTGTTTTTCTTAACCATAAATCGTAGTAGCTTCTGAGCCTCTTCCAAATGTGTCAAATCACCGTTGATACTTTTGGAAATGAGGTTCTTTTCTTTTCTTAGCCTTTCCGCTTCTAATATCAATGCATTTCTTTCTGCATGGTAAAGCTCTGGCTCAATGTATCCGGCGCTCATAAGGTTTACCATGACGTTTTGCTGCTCCAGATTTTTCTCAATCTGCGCTTCCAAATCTAATACCTGGTGCAGACGCTCTTTGTTATTCATTCCTTTGAGCCCAGCCACAAAAGGTCTTAACACCTGTTCGTGACAGACTTGCAGCTTTTTCATCATTCGTACCAGAGCTCTTTTTACATCCTCATCCTTGATATAAAGCATGCTGCAAGATGCCTTGTCTTTGATGTGGCTGCAACAGGTCCATGCAATGTAATCTCCGCTAGGCTTATAATGCGTCCTTCTTTTAAAGGTAGCGCCGCACTCGCCACAGATGATTTTCCCTGATAAAGCGTATCTGTTCAGATATTTTGCATCACCAACCTCAATGCCTTTTTCCTTACCACGCTGGGCCATAACTTCTGCTGTCATTTCAAAAACCTCATAGCTTATAATCGGCTCATGGTGGTTTTTACACAAATACATGTTTCGTTCACCGTAGTTCGTATGACGATTGAAATTATCGTCCGTATAGGTTTTCTGAAAAATCACATCACCAGTATATTTCTCATTTTTAAGAATGCCCTTAACTGTCGAGGAATGCCACACATTTCCGCGCTTGGATGGAATGCCAGCTTCGTTCAGCCATTTTGCAATGATGTAAGAGCCCTGGCCAGAAATGGTACGCTGAAAAATTTCTTTTACTACCTCAGCTTCTTCAGGTACTACCACCATCTTTCCATCCACGTTTTTATAACCGTATGGGGGATAGACGATAATAAATGTTCCAGCCTCGTAACGATGCTTTATGGACCATTTGCTGTTTTCAGAAATGGACCTGGACTCACTTTCTGCAATAGAGCTTAGAATAGAAAGCATTAGCTCCGAGCTCATGTACTCCGTATCGATATTTTCCTTTTCAAAATACAAATAAACGCCTAACTTAGATAAGCTTCGAACCATCTCAAGGCAATCCGTTGTATTTCTAGAAAATCGGCTGATAGACTTTGTAATAACGCGATCAATCTTACCGTTTTCGCAATCCTTCAAAAGCCTAAGTAGACCATCACGTTTTTCCACTTTGGTTCCACTAATACCCTCATCATAATAGAGCCCTGCATATTCCATATCCGGATGCGCCTGAATATAGCTTTCATAATGCTCTTTTTGTGTTTCCAGGCTAAGTAGCTGCTCGTCAGAGTTGGTTGAAACCCTGGCATAGGCCGCAACTCGTATTTTCTTTGCAATTGCTTGTGTAGCTTCAATTTTTGTAATCTTTGCCACCGTTTCACCTCCTAGTTTGGTCAGTACTATATATCACTCTGACGGGCGATATTATCAAGTTATTTAATCCATAATCTCGCCATAAAACGGTGAGAATTTTTCCTTATTTAGCACCATAATTCTGTTCATTTCATCCACAGAAATAATGCCTTTCTCATAGAGATTTTTTGTCAGCTTTTGGGCCATCTCATATTCAAAATCCTTTTGCATAGCTTCTTGAGTCATCATTCTTGGTGCTACCTGCAAATTAATTGCTAGATCCTTAAAAACCTGCATTAGAACGCACCTCCAAATCTATCCTCGATGTAACATTCGTGACTGCAATACTTGCGTTTTTTATTTCCGTATGAAATGAAGGTCTTATTGCAGTAAGCACAAACACATTCATAATTAGCCTTTTTATTGACCTGCTCCTGATGTGAGTTCCACCAAGCATTTCTGCATTTATCCGAGCAAAAGCGTTTCTTTTTCCTTCCGGAATTCTGAACCACCGGTAGTCCACAATTATCACAAGTACATACATTTATGCTGTTTGATTTTTCGTAGGCCCTGACGCCGCCCAGACCGTTTCTTTTACAATAGGTTTTAATGCTGTTAACGGAAATTTCCATCATATTTGAAATTGCAGTATAGCTAAGGCCCTGATTGCGGTACACAACAATCTGCTTCTTTTGAACTTCAGTCATCTCTAGCTCCTCCTTATCGTTTGAAGGTTTTTCCTTCTAACTTCCTAAGGGGATTTGATGAGTGAAATTCCGGTTTGCAGGCAAAAAAATAGTGCCCGCCTGAGAACTTAATCTCAAACGGGCATCACAATACCTATTCATTATAACTTATTTGCATAATCAAGCGAAATCCAGCCAGCTCCGCTTTTAAGTTTACCCCAGCCAGCAGTGGAGCCTTGACCGGACTTCACCTCAACAATGGTGAATACTCCGGCTCCGGTTACACGTCCAGTTCTGGCATAATTGGTACCGGCACCTCTGCGGATATTAAGATCGGTAATAGATACCCTCACACGAAATGGCACATCATCGGTTGTCTCCGCTTTGGAATCAGTGGCTTTAGAAGTGTAGACCACATTGCCACTATTATCATAAACAGAAAATCCGGGATGCTCGTTTGCAGCAGCCTTAGCATTGGTAAGTACACGATATGCGCCGACCTGAGACTTTTTATCGGCCCAAGTCTTACGCACACGATAATAACCGCCGGAGAGCTTTTCCGGATATGTCTGCGCAGTACTTTCTTCTTTCTTATCATCAGAGGAGAGAAGATCTTTTACATCTGCACGGAAGGTATCCATACTTTTACCATGCTTCGGGAACCAGTGCATAACATCGCCATGATTAGAAGCTATACCCTGCTTATAGCCCTCGCAATGACAGCTAATGTTCTTTTCTGTGAGTCCGTACTCCTTGCAAAGATAAGCACAAAGTTCCACAGCCTCTTTATATACCTTTGCAAAATAGGTAGCGTCGGTAAGGTCATCTTCACAGATTTCAAATCCGATGTGGGTATTATTGGAGCTGCCGCCACCGTGCCAGCCACGATGGTTCCAAGGAAGGGTCTGGTAGGTTGCAATGGTGCCATCGGCCAGTTTGCCGATAAAAGCGTGTACGCAGACCTGCCTGCCACCCGGAGTAGCAGTGTTCCAGTGATTATTGTACCTATTCTGGCCAAGCAAACCATCGTCCGGGCCAACATAACGCTTAAGATTAGGATTGTTGGCACCAGTGGAATGTACCATAATACCCTTGACGTTTATGGTTTTGCCTGCTTTGTAGCAGTCATTCTCAGTAAGAATTAACTTGTGTAAATTCATAATTAATCATCCTCGCTTTCTGCTCTGTCATGGAGCTGTTCTAAGATAGCCCTTAGTTTCTCAGGAACCGGCAATCCAAGGTGCGCTGCATTCTCCACAAGGGATACACCCTCGTTGGAAAGATAGAAAAAGATAACAGCAGTCCTTAGTACAGAGCCTGTACCAATCACCTGCATATCGAGAATGTTGGCGGTACCTACAAGAGTGAAAATGAGCACCTTACGGCAGATACCCTTAAATCCGACCTGACTAGAGAGCTTTTTGTCAACGATGGCGCACAAAACACCCGTAATATAGTCAGTGACCACAAAAGCGATGAGGGCATAAAGCAAGCCATCGTAGCCGCCAAGGAAATAGCCAAGCCATCCTCCGATTGCAGAAATAACAAGCTGGATAATGTTCCAAAACTGTTTCATGATGATTTCCTCCATTTCATAATTTTTTGTATGAAAAAAAGCGGCTACCAACAATTGGGCAGTCGCTGATTTCCAAGTTACTGTTCTTGTACGATATATGTGATTTTCATTGTCTTATCGGCTGTCTTTGTGACTGGCTCCGTCAGGTTATTGATTGTGGCCAGATAGTTTGCCATAATGAAAAATGTTGATGTGCTTCTATTGCCGTAACTGCAGTAATAAAGCATTGGTTCGTTCAGAACCGGAGTATAACAAGGCATATAGCTTGAGGTCGTTATTCTGTAGTTTTCCGGTCTTAGAATTTCATTGGCATTTGAATTAGCTATATAAAGTGTACCGTCGGTGTTTTCGTAATAAATGCGACCGTTATATGCTAACACAGGACTACCAGCAACACTGCTAGTTCCGGTGAGTTTGAGCTTTGTAACATTTGCTGCATTACCAAGTTCCATCTTATAGACCTTGTAGGAGCTATTATAGCTCTTTACATAAATAAATCCCTCATGCGCAAAGGCAAATCGTGTGTGTCCTGTATTGATTGATGTATCAGTGGTGTTTACCATTTCGTATTGGGATACAGTCCAATCTTTGATGTCGATTTTGGTTACAATAAAACTCTCGCCAGCGTTTCTGTAATACCCGGAGCTTGAGAAAATATACAGGCAATTGTCCGAGTGGTCGAAATTATATGCTGTATAATTTGTAGGTAGTGCCGTGTTAAGCTCAATAGCAACCTCCTCTACATATTGCTTTTGAGTACGAGGACTAAGTAACACAGATACCGATTTTAGATACGCACGTCTTTTGATGATTGTAATCTTTGAAGAACTATCAATGCGGAAGTAATAAACAACATCTTCATTTCGGTCTATCAAAAATAAAAGCTGCGTTGTTCCTACAGAAAGTCCACTGTACTTGTCGCCGGTAGATGCACCGGTATAATCGGTGTAGACATACTGTAATTGTCCATCGCCTACGAATAATCCAATGGGATAGCTGTTATTGAATACAGCGTCATCTGAGCCATAGGAGGTATAACCACCATTTTTATGGGTAAGACAAACGCAAGAAATAGTACCGTTAGCCTGTGATGTTGCAAAGTCATATACATATTTCATATAGCGATTAGTGAGATTAAGCTCACTTTCTGTTTGATTGTATCCGCCCCTAAGTGTACCAGTGGTATTGTTTTGAACGTCATAAGCAGCACAACCTATTAGATTGGCAGATGCCGGAGGATAAAGATTATCAGCGTTTTCCTCGATATTGGTATCAAACAACAAAATGCCACCCAGCAATTTCTGATAGTATGGTGCAAAATCGTTATAGAATTTGCTTGGTGTTTTTTCAAGTCCCAGAGGCTTGAAGATTTCAGCCAGAGCATTGGTAACCATATTCTGTTCCAGCACAGTTTCTGTTTCACCGGTATTTACATCGGTGAGCTCAATTTTCATTGTACCTTTTAACATAGCAAAAGCCTCCTTTAATTTGTGTAGGTTATTTTGAAGCGTGACAGCGTAGCGTTGTCATGCAGAATAAAATGCAGAATGAGTAGTCGATTTTCAGGTAGGCTGTTCCAAAGCTCCTCCACATCTGTATTTAGCCAGTCACCTAAGTCCTGCTCTTCTGAAAAACTCTCCCCATTATCAATAGAGAAGCTAAGTCCAACCTGTCCACTGTATTCAGCAGTCATAAGACTGATACCCAGAATGGAAATGTGGCTCATATCTACGTTTGCAACAATCGTGCTGGGATATGGATAAGCGATAATATTTGCTTTTACGAGCTTTTCATCACCGCCGGTTCGCCAGTAAAAGAATTCCGGATTTTCAAGTGACGTTATAAGTTCTGCATCGGGCAGCTCGTCAAAGCCATATTTCATAAACATTGCAGCAGTTAGGTTTTCAATAGGAACCTCGACTAATGCGCCATCTGAAATTGTAAAATACAATTCTCCCTGCTTCGTTAAATATGCATATGAATAGGTGTCAGCATCTTCGTACATAGCATATTGAACGTCCCACGTGCTGCCAGCATCATCTCCACAATAAAAGCTGACATAGGCCCCACCACCAACACCATCGTGTAGTGTTAGTGATGTGGTGGTTCCGTTGCAAACCAGCTCCGAAGCTTCAGTATTGCCGCTGGTCGGAGTCTGGATTACGTTAAGGAACATGTTTCCGGTTGAAAGCAAAAACAACTCGTAAATAAGGCGATTGGCTTCTATCTGGTTGTTGTATACGGTATAACCTTCAAAGCGGATTTTTAAGAATTGTCGTCCACCATCTAACTCTCCAATCTGTGAATAAATTGCGGTAGAGCAACCGTCACGCCTGCATATTTTTAGATGTTCCGTATTGCTTCCAAATCCGACATAGAGATTACTGCTGACATAAATCGTGCTGGCAGCGACTCTTGCAAACATAAAATCCGATAGTCCGTCAACAGTATAATAACCGTCATCATTATAGGAACTGCTGACCGCTGTCATATTTTCTGTGGTATTCAGATATGGTGTAAGCACTGTTTTTTCAATTCCCGATTCACCGATGATGGTAAACTCCGAAGGGAACGTATCTGTAATGACAGTTAAACCATCACAAGCAATCGGTGTATCAGGCTCATAAGGAAGAACACCGGAATATAACAGCTCTGAAAGCTCTGTGTCAGCATATACAGAAACTGTACTGGTGCCCTCCATAAGATATATTTTTTCTGCGTTATCAAAGGTAATGGTGTTTGTTTCTTCTTCAAGAGAAATCACAATGGCATCACCTTTTTTCCAGAGATAACTGGTTTCATCTATCAGCATAATTCCACCTCCATATTTTCTACACGCTCGTATTGAAGAGTATCAATAGCCAAATGCTGAAGCTGCCCATAATTGATTTCACTACCGGCAGAAACGAAGCTGTATTCGTTCACAAGCTGGAATGCATCCGCATCATTGATTTCAACCACCATCGGGTCATATTCACCCGGAGTGCCAGCGTCCAGCGTAAAGGTGGTAATAACCTCAACAAGAGTGACACGCTCATTAAGCAGGTCGTAACCGAAGGTAATCTCTGTAATAGGAATGCTGGAAATAGCCTGTGTGAAGTTCGGTGTCGCATTAACAGGAAATACTGCAGCTGCGGTATCTGTAAGTGCATCGTAGCAAAAGTCAACATCTGCGATTTCAAGCTGGCTGAACATTTCTGTAAGTGATATACGACCGTTCCAGTCGCCGATACCAGCAACGAGTCCTTGACCGGAAATCGTAGCACGAAGCTGTCCCTCACCAATGTTTGTGCTGCCGCCTTCTACTTTAAGAAAAACAGACAGTACATTTTCGCTATTCTCAATAACCTGAGTGATTGGCAGAAACAGTGTAATAATGTGCTTCCCATTGATGCAGGTTTTGGTAGGGCTGAAATTAACCACTTCGTCGCCATTGATTTTATAAATCAGCGTAAGCTCTGCTTGACCTTTTTCTGTAAAAGTGTACTTTGTAGGCGTTTCTACAGTTGATGTTGTAGTGTTACCCTCATCATCGGTGCTTTCCACCTCAGTAACAGCCACACCGTCAATCGTTCTTTCCACATCATCAGCTGCGATTTCAAGTAGCAGCTCAGCGTGAAAAGAAGCAGTGGTTTCTTCCTTTGACGTAAAGGTAATGGCCATAATCTCTGTGGCAGAGGAACCAATGGTAAATGGCGATACATTCATAAAGTTATAAACGACAATTTTTCCGGCCTCGATTTGATTCAGAAGGCCGGTGATATTTTTATCGTTTTTACTTTTTGCAGATGCCAGCTTGGGATTCTTGCCTACGCATTTCAGGCTATGCTTACCATTAATTTTATAAGTAATCGAAGTGATGCAGGATATTTTGGTGTCATCGGCGTGGCCTCCGGAAAAGGTAAGCACGTCGCCGGGGTCAAATGCCGGATTACCAATTGTAGTAGAGTCAAAAGGCACATATTCCACGACAGCGATACTGTTTAGAATTTTGCGGATAATTCTCTCACGCACGGTTTTTAGACCAAACTGCAACAGTGGATTGGTGCCGAGGTTCATTGTCAGCCCGTCGTCAGTATCCAGCGCATAATACTCAGCATCTTCCGTCATAAGATTGGTAGAGGAAACTGCTGTATAGCGTGTGACAAAATCAGAATAGGAGCTTGAAAAACGCTGTGTATTTGGAATGTTAGCTACGGGAGTGTTTGTGTATGGCACAAGCTCCAATTTGCCTTCACGGTTGATTTGACAGAAGCAGCCAAGCACCTGCGCTACATAAAACAGCAGGTCACGATAGCTCTCAATATCATTATCCGTGTAAATACCAAGGGTTTCTGTGCCATTTGGCAATGCATCAATTTCTGTTTTGCTTTGTGCAAGCTCAACCTTGCAATCGGTACAAGCAGCATATAAGAAGCTGTATGGCGTACCGCTTGAGGATTGCAGGCTCAGACTTTTTTCAAAGCGAAGCATATAATCATAGGCTTTGAGCTCAAGACAGCGAATATTTCTGTTTGCCTCGCTGACTTCAAACACGCCCATAGGGATTGTTTCCACAGAACCATCTGCAAGAACTAAATGAAAATAAATGCGTACAATTGCATCGTCCAAGGTATAACGGTCGATATCCTTCAAAAGCGTTATGCCAAGCTCAGAAGAATAGACAGTGCCTAGCTCAATTTCTGTTGAACCGCAGCACTGTCTGGTGATATAACCGGAGCCTTTGACGATATCATTATTCTCAAATTCATAGGTCACATTATGTTTCGTGACGATAGTTCCAGTCCAGTAATAATTTCTGGCATTGCTGTCGATTGCAGCTAAAAAAGCATCCGATACAGGATACATACATCGTCACCTCCTATAGCTCATTCAGCGTGAAGGATACCATCCATAAACCTTTATAGGATGTATCTTTCTTTAGCTTTGCGCTGTAACCGTCAATATACATTTCAGTAGTTTTCAGTTCCAAATCCTCGGTATCAAAATACTGTACCGAGATTTTATTTTTCTTGGAATAGGCCGATAGCCTCTTAAGCCAAGCAGGAGTAACAGAGAAGGAAACCGAGATAGACACAATGCCGGAACGTACCACATCCCTTTGTGTTGTGCCTGCCTCGGTCTCTCCACTCGAATCCGCCTCGACGGATGATAATGAAATATCATAGGAATCCGGAAGCGGAAGATTTACGTTATCAAAAACGAGATACTGTATAAAAGCCATGTTTATCTACCTCCGCTTCTTAAATTCGTTCTTTGCTGTGCGTTTACGACCACCTCATCAAGCATTGTGCCGCCAAGGTAAACCGGGATAACAATATCACCAGCATTGCCTGTAATATTGCTTAATGCTTCGGAGATTGCCGCAGCGAGGCCTGCGCCGCTTTCTTCATAAGAAGCTGTACGTCCGGTAACTGTAAGGCCACTTGCATCCAAAGCTCCCAACTTTGGATTGATAATCATATCAGAAGCAACACCGGATACAGCCTTTTCAACAAGGCTGCGGCTGTCGTTGATGCCTTTTGCAAGGCCCTGCATAAAGTCCGGCATCCAGCTTTCATATTCTGTAAGTGGGCCTTCGTCCGGGACAGAGAAATGCAGGAAAGATTTAATCTTGTCAGCTACACTTTTTACTGCGTCGCCAACTGCTCCGATACAGCTCTTGATACCGTTGACAAGTCCCATAACTAAGTCTTTACCCCAAATCAGAGCTTGTGAGGCAAGACCGGTGATGTGACCCTTGACCTTAGAGAAACCATCCTTTACAGCGTTAAATACATTTGACATTGCATTTTTAATTGCAGATAGAATACCGTTAAACACATTAGAAACACCGGTTTTAATGGAACTTAGTACAGTCGAGAAAGTATTCTTGATTGTATTCCAGATGGTGCTGATTGTGTTTTTTACAGTATTCATAATCGTTGTGATGGCATTTTTTACACCTTCAAAATCACCGGTGATAAGTGCCTTGATACCACTGACCACTGCTGAAATGATTGTTTTGATGGTATTCCAGATAGTAGAGAATACAGTCTGGATTGCATTCATAACCGTAGAAATGACCGTTTTGATGGTATTCCACACATTGGTTACCACGGTCTTTATTACATTCAGCACAGTTTCAATAATCGTTTTATAGATATTAAACTGCGTAGTGACAATGGTTTTTATTACATTGAACACAGTTGTGAAAACACCTTTGATGGCCTCCCACGCTGTAGTGATAACCGTTTTAATCACGTTAAATACCGTCTCGATGATGGTCTTGTAAAAATTAAAATAGGTCGTAACCAGCGTTTTTATGATTTCAAACACAGTTATGAAAATGCTCTTTATAGCTTCCCACACAGCAGCAAAGAAGTTTTTGATAGCTTCCCAGACAACCATAGCGATCTGCTTTACATTTTCCCAGAGGTCAATCCAGAACTGACGGAATCCATCGCAGTTATTCCACAAATAAATAAACGCAGCGACTAAGGCTGCGATTGCTGCGATAATTAGGAAGATTGGGTTTGCCAACATTGTGGTGTTCAGTGCCATAAATGCCGTTTTTACAGTGTTAATAACACCGGCGATTTTCGGAACGATGGTCATAATCGTACCTACTGCACTGATGACCTTACCGATAATAATCAGCACCGGGCCAAGTGCGGCAACAAATAGTCCGACTCCGAGTACCACTTTTCTGGTTCCTTCGTCCATTCCGTTGAGCCAATCCACAAAAGACTGAATGGCGGTTACAACGCTTCGGATGACGGGCATGAGCATTTCACCAAAGGAAATAGCTAACTCTTCAAGCTGGGATTTCAAAATCGTAAGCTGCCCAGCGAGGTTATCCTGCATAGTTTCAGCCATTGCTTGAGACGTGCCGTCACAGTTGGCGATTGCGCCACTCAGTTTTTCGATGTCGGCCGGAGCAGCGTTCATCAGGGCTAAGAACCCGGACATAGCGTTCTTACCAACAAGGGCCTCAGCAGCGGCTGCCTGTTCTGACTCAGAAAGACCAGAAAAGGCAGTACGGCAATCGGCGAGAATATCGCTTAAATCACGCATACTGCCATCAGCATTCGTTGTTTGTATAGTAACCTCTCCGATGCTTTCACCGCAGATTTTCACTTCACCTGCAAGGTTATTCATAATTGTACGAAGAGATGTACCTGCCTGTGAGGACTTAATACCGGCGTTTGCCATAAGGCCAATTGCCTCTGCGGTATCTTCTACAGAAAATCCAAGCGCACCAGCGATAGGAGCAGCATATTTGAAGGTTTCACCCATCATAGACACGTTGGTATTTGCATTGGAAGATGCCGCCGCCAGTACGTCAGCAAAATGCCCGGAGTCGGCAGCACTCAGACCGAAAGCAGTGAGCGCATCTGTTACAATATCAGATGTTGTAGCTAGGTCTTCACCGGAAGCGGCTGCAAGGTTCATAATACCTTCGATACCGCCCAGCATATCTTCTGTTTTCCAACCTGCCATCGCCATGTAGTTCATAGCTTCGGCTGCCTCAGAAGCAGAGAATTTGGTCTTGGAGCCCATTTCACGGGCTTTGTCACGGAGCGCATCAAGGTCATCTCCAGTAGCACCTGATACAGCAGCCACCTGACTCATAGCCGAATCAAAATCAGCAGCAGTTTTTACTGCAACGGTTCCAAGCGCAGTGACACCGGCGGTTACCGGGAGTAGTTTTTCACCCACACCGGAGATGGTGTTACCAACAGACTGCAACTTCTCACCGGAGGCGGCAATTTTTTGCAGCGCAGTTGCTGATTGGCCAGCCTGCGTCTCTAAATCTTTTAAGGCCTGTTCGGTCTCGATAATTTCACGCTGGAGAGCATCATATTGTTCCTGCGATATCGTGCCATTGGCAAGAGCTGCATTTGCTTGCTCCTGCGCAGTTTTCAATGTTTGTAATTTTTCCTTAGTTTCCTCGACTGCATCAGCAAGGAGTTTATGCTTTTGCGCAAGCAGCTCAGTATTGCCGGGGTCTAGCTTCAGTAGCTTTTCAACGTCTTTTAGCTGAGACTGTGTGTTTTTAATTTCGCTGTTTACACCTTTCAGCGCATCGGTCAGTTTGGTAGTATCGCCGCCGATTTCAACGGTGATACCCTTGATTCTGTTCGCCACGAAAAGCACCTCCTTCCATCTTTAAAATTTGTCGAAATCCTCCTGCGTAGCAAGAGCAGCGTAATGTGCATCATCATTTTTGCTTTCTGCGTACATATCATTAACCATTCCAATCGTGAGTAAATCAAGGTCACGAATGGAGAGACCAAGTTGTACGCAGCGAAGCAAAAATAACGGAGTCGTCATTTCACGCTCAGTCGGGCGAAGTTTTTTTTAGCTTCAATATCCGTCTGTGTGTTAAGGCCCCAGAGCTCAATGAGCTGCGGCAATATCTGATAGATAGAAAAGGTATTGAAATCATCCAGCCATTCCTCCGGAGTGTTAGGGATGGAAGGGTCAGCGTGTTTGGCCATAACGTAAGCGATATTCTCGAACATCTCCAAAGAAAACATATCAAGAGCAGAGGCTTCTTCGGAATTTTCACCGATGGAACCCTCCAGAGCCTTTAGGTCTTTATAAATATCTCTGTGGAATTTCATACGATAAATACGAGGAATGGCGGCAGATGCACGAAAAGGCACCTGCTTACCATCAATCTCAATATTCTGAATCATGCTCATTATGCTGTACCTCCATCTTCCTCAGTTTCTGTTGCAGCTACTGTAGGCATATAAACGGATTTGTACCAATCCTCATAAACTGAAGCAGCTGTGGAATTGCCGGTTTTAGCCTTAACCATACCGTTTGCGAGAGGAGTTGCCTTAATCGTAAGTGTTTCAGTCTGAACCTCACGAGAATCCTCGTTTGTCTTACCCTCAATGCCCGGACGGGATGCTGCGCAGTTATAAAGAACGTGGCGGATGTGCTTCTGGTCGCCATCAAACTCAAAGAGCAGCGCAAAGGAAGCAAGCTCCACATCAGCGTTTTCAATAAGAACGCCATTGTCGTCCAGCTCTTCCTTGAGTACCTCTGTACGGAAACTTTCAGGAATCATAGCAAGCTCCAAATCACCGTCGTAGCCCATATTATTATTGATAACGTAATAAGCCACACCGTCAGCATAGAAATTTTCCGGTTCACCATTTGCATCCAAAGAGATGGAAACGGAACCGGGCATCGCAGTAGGTGTACCAAAGGAAACGGTACCGTCCTCTGCAATGGAAAGCAGCGCATAATGCGCATTTTTAAGGTTGTATTTGACCTTGTTATTCTTGTCTGCCATATAATTAGACCTCCATTTCAAAAGTATATAGGACTTCATATAGCTTTTCGCTCTCAATCCAAGTTTCGGATTTGTTATAAAAAATACCGTGACTATCAATCACGGTTTCTACAGCTGTTTCAACCGACAAATCCTTCAAATCGGTATACAGCTCAATATGAACTTCGCATATTTTGTAATAGACCCTGCCATCTGCAGCAAAGTTATTACTGCCGGGAAGCAGATAGCAAATGAAAGGTGGGTCTGGGGATTCGCCCTCTGCAAAATGGTCATAGGCAAAGGGAATCTGCATTTCGCCCAGCAGTGTAAGTAATTCATCCATGCTTCATTAACCTCCCAGAGCTTTTTCGATTTCACGCTCCAATTCAGCAATACCAATGGCCTCCGCAGGAGCAATGTGTGCTTTGCCAGCTACTCGTCCGCCGCCACGTTTGGCGTGACCAAATTCCAGAAGATGCGCCAGCTGATAGCGGTTTTTAGAGTAAACGGTTAGCTCCAGTGATTTTGATGTTTCTTTTACATTCTTCATAGACCAGCTCTTGCCATAGGCTCCGGATTGCTTTGGCGCATTTTGCTGTATTTCCTTGCGGACAGTTTTTCCGGCTTTCCTTACTGCAGCCTTCATATCTTCTGTAGCAAGCTCGGCATATTGGGTAAGGCCCTCCATAATGGTATCAGCCAAATCACCGACGTTGATGTTATTGCCCATATTACGACCTCACTTTCTCGCACTTGAATTTCAGTGCATTTTTCTTCAGGTTCAGGTGGTCAACCTTCACGATATTGTAAGGCTCACCATTCCAAAGAATACGGTAGCAGGTTGTATCAACCGCCATAGCCTTTTTACAGTATCGAACCGTAAAAGAAATATCAGCGTTATCGATAATCAGACCTGCAGCAGCAGTTTCCGTTGAGCTTTTTCCCATAGAGTCACTAATAGTAGCGTAGCAGGAATAATAATCCGTCCAAGAATTTGTGCGGTTGCCGATTTTGTCAGTGACTACGGCATTCTTTTGAAACACGATACGGACATTCATAGCTGCAATATCCATTAAAAGCCCTCCTTGCGTATGCCGAATAGCAGTGAGCGAAGGGTCATTGTCAAATCGTGATGGTCAGCTTCTTCACGGTGTTCATATAGGTAAGCCACTGCATACATAACAGCTATTTTTGAATTTTTAGCTGCAGAGAAGGTATCCGCATCATCAAGACGGGCCACGTCCATGCAAAGCTGATGGCTGCTATCTATAAGATGTGAAATAAGACCGTCATCGTCATCGAAGTCCACACGAAGATAGTTTTTCATTTCTTCCAGTGTTACAAGCATACATTCACCTCGCTCAAATAAAGGCGATGCCACCGTAAGAGCAGCACCGCCTAATTTATTAGTTGCCGATTAAGAACTTGCACCCATCTTAAGTACCTGTACAGCTTCCGGAAGCACCAACTTACCGTCTACACGTTCTTTTGCAACAAATCCCACCATGCCGTTTCCAGCATAAAGCTCACGAAGCTCTGCAAAGGAACGAGTACCACGATCACCAATGTTGTAGTAGCTGAAATCACCAAAGGCGATGACAGGCTTATCAGCCTCCACAGTAGGCACAAAAGGAGAAGTCAAAACGTCATAACCGAACAACTTACCAGGTTCGCCGGCCTGATTAGAAGGCTGCCAGAGATACTGTCCGTTTTCATCCTTAAGCTTTCTAATAACCGCAATTGTCTGGTCATTCATAATGAACTTCGCGCTCTTACGGTAAGGACGCTTCAGTGCATATACAAGATTGATGATTTCGTCAGCAGTGATTTCCGTTGCACTTGCTGCAGTTACACCAATCTGTGCACCGCCAGTTTCCGCAAAAATACCAAGAGGCTTTCCTACGCCATCACCGTTAAGGAATGCATCCTCCTCTGCATTTGCCAAAGCCTTACCGAACTGCTTGATGATATAGTTTTCAAGCTGGAAGGCATTGTCGTACAAGAGCTCCTCTGTTACCTTTACTGCAACATGAAGCTTGTGGGCATCAAGATTAATCTGGCTAAAGGTAGCGTCACCGAAAGTAAGCTCGCCGCCCTCCTCAATCCACGCTGCTGCAGGCTTTGCACCAGCAATGTTAATCTTGTGCTGTCCGCTAGTAGTGATTACGTTTGCAAAACCTCTAAAGATATTTTCCTCGGTCAACACATCGATAAGACGAGAGTCATATTCCTCCGGTACAAGGTAGCCGCCATTTTCATCGATACCCTCAGAAAGTACATCGTTGATAGTACGGAAGTTGGTACGAAGGGCCTTAAGCATACCAGCCTTATATGCATCAGAAGCGCGACCTGTTTTCACTTTACCATCACCATTGTCCTTACCACCGTTCATAGGCTTGTGAGTGATAGGAGTATTCACAGGTTTATTAAGCTCAGACTCCATCATTTCCATTGCCTGCATACGTTCAATTTCAGAAGTGTAATTCTGTACCTTCTGCTCCATTTCTGCATAAGTCTTTGCATCCTCAGCAGAAAGCAAACCGTCTTTATCACGCTTTGTTTCTACAAATGCCTTAGCTGCTTCCCATGCTTTGTTACGCTTTTCTCTAAGTTCTAAAATAGTCATAATAAATTACCTCCAATTTTTAATAAGATTGAGCCTATCCATAAGGGAGTCGGCTTTGATTTTTGTTTCTGCCTTTTCAGGCTTTGCTTTGATTTCACATTTAGCAGCCAGCTTATCCATTAAGGAATTCATCACCGCTGCATTTGAAAACATCATGCTGACCTGTGGTACAGGAATTTCATCTGTTATAGCGCTTCTTTGCATCATTTCATCTGCAAAGCCAAGCTCGATGGCCTTATTTGCATCCATCCAAGTTTCTGCATCCATTAGATGAGAAAGCTTTGTGCGACTAAGACCGGTTTTGATTTCATAGGCATTTAAGATGGAGTCCTTCACGCTGCTAAGCATGTCGATTGCTTTCTGCATTTCCGCAGAATTGCCATAAGCAATCGTCATTGGGTTGTGAATCATCAGCATTGATACAGGGGACACCATCACTTTTGTACCAGCCATAGCAATCACAGATGCTGCAGAAGCCGCAATACCATCAATTTTGACGGTAACATTTCCTTTGTAATCCATCAGCATGTTGTAAATCTGCGCTGCAGCAATACAATCCCCGCCGGGCGAGTTAATCCAAACGGTGATATCACCAGTACCTGCATTTAGCTCATCTTTGAATAGCTGTGGAGTGACATCATCGTCAAACCAACTTTCTTCGGCTATCGTGCCATTTAGAAACAGAGTCCTCTCCGTCGTCATTTCCTGTGTTTCCGGATTGGCTACCGCCTGATTCTTCCAGTTCCAGAACTTCTTCATTCTGTGTTCCCTCCTTTCCCGCGAAAATGCCCGCATCCTTAAGTTTTGTCATGTTACCGTTGATAAGGTATAAGTCACCGCCTTCTTCGGCAGGGATACGGTCTAAGTTTTCAAGTTCACGGATGTCATTGGCACTCATCCAGCCATTCTGTCTGCCAATGGCATAACCGTTCATACGGCTCTGATAGTCACCACGAAGTAATCCGTCTACGTTGAACTTGATAAAATAAGCAGCCTTCTCAGATTGTGAAACCAATGCACGAATCATTGATTGCTCCCACCTTACAAGCCAAGGCTCTAAGGTATACTTCACAAATTCCAAAGACTGCTGCTCTATATTAGAAAAGCTCGACTTCTCAAGGTCACCTACCATATGCGGTGGGACTCTGAAAATTCGAGCAATTTCATTGATTTGAAACTTACGTGTTTCAAGAAATTGTGCCTGCTCTGGTGAAATAGAAATAGGAGTATATTTCATGCCCTCCTCCAGAACAGCTACTTTATTTGCATTACCACTGCCACCAAATGTGGACTGCCAGCTTTCACGCACCCTTTGTGGATCCTTAATGGTACCAGGGTGTTCTAAGATACCTCCCGGTGTTGCACCGTTTGCAAAAAACTTTGCACCGTATTCCTCGCAGGCAATAGCCATGCCGATGGCATTTTTCGCCATAGCAATTGGTGAATACCCGACTAAGCCATCAAAACCAAGGCCGGGTATGTGAAGAACATCTGAGGTTTTGAGAGTTACAATGGAGCCCTTCATCGTAGGCGCATCATCTTTGCTGGTATTATATTGATAGTAGAGTTTGCCTTTTTCATCTCTGTCCACCGCCATGCGATTTGGCATCAGCGGATATAGCGCAATCACCTCACCTTTTCCGTTGCGGATAATCTGTGCGTAGGCATTGCCCCACAAAAGCAGATGTGTCATCAAGGTTTCTCTAAAAACAAATGAGGTCATTTCAGGGTTTGGCTCATCATGCAGTAAAGTGTACAGTGGATGATCGATGGCTTTTTCTTTACCACCAGTATCTGTATAACGATAAACATGCAGCGGCAGTCCCGCTACTGCTTCTGCCAAAATACGCACACAAGAATACACTGCCGTCATTTGCATGGCAGAACGTTCTGTTACTGCTTTGCCTGAAGTAGTTCCTCCAAACAGGAAACGATAGGCGCTTCCTGATGTTGCATTGATGGGCTTATCTCTAGCCTTAAATATTCCAGATAAAATTCCCATAGGAAATCACACTCCCTTCTATATGAACAGTATGCCGCGTTCATCGTAAACGCTGGCGGTGTTATTGTTACCACAACGGATTGCACGATCCAGTCCCATAATCGTTGCCACAGCACCGTCGATTTTCTCTGTGGACTTTTCTTTGTCTGCTTTGATATTTCCGGCCGGATCAGTACGAATATAAATGTTATCCATCATCCAGCGCAGCACTGGATGACCTCCATGAGCCAACTTTCCTTCCAAGGTCAGCTTCATAAGCTCTTTGGTAGGAGGGGACATGTCCTTAAAGCCCTGACCAAACGGAACTACTGTAAAACCCATACCCTCTAAGTTCTGGACCATCTGTACTGCGCCCCAACGGTCAAATGCAATTTCTCGGATGTTGTATTTTTCACCCAGCCTCTCTATAAACTTTTCAATAAATCCATAATGGACCACGTTTCCTTCTGTGGTTTGAAGGAAGCCTTGTCGTTCCCATACATCATACGGAACATGGTCACGCCTTACTCGAAGCTCTAGAGTATCCTCCGGAATCCAGAAATAAGGCAGCACCACAAATTTGTCGTCCTCATCTTCTGGCGGGAACACCAACACAAAAGCGGTGATATCCGTTGTACTGGAAAGGTCGAGGCCTCCGTAGCAGATTCTTCCTTCTAGCGCTTCTTCTGATACAGCAAATGCGCACGCATCCCATTTCTCCATAGGCATCCAGCGAACCGCTTGCTTTACCCACTGGTTCAAGCGAAGCTGCCTGAAGGCATTTTCTTCACCAGGATTTTGTCTAGCAGACTCGCAGGCTGCTTGTACCTTATCGATACCGATAGTCTCACCAAGAGAGGGATTTGCCTTCTTCCACACCTCTGGATCTGTCCAATCCTCTTCTGTTGTTGCACCGTAAATAACAGGGTAGAAGGTGCTATCCTTCTTTCGGCCCTCTAAAATATCCAGCGCCTTTTGATGTGTTTCGTAACAGATGGAATTGGTGTCGGTTCCAGCTGTGGTTATCAGAAAGTACAGCGGTTGCATTCTGGCATCACCGGAGCCTTTTGTCATAACGTCAAAAAGCTTTCGGTTAGGCTGTGTGTGCAGCTCATCAAATACAACACCATGAATGTTAAAACCATGCTTTGAATAGGCTTCCGCAGATAACACCTGATAAAAGCTATTCGTAGGAAGATATACAATTCTCTTCTGGGACGTCAGTATCTTGCATCTTTTATTTAAAGCCGGACACATACGCACCATATCTGCCGCAACGTCAAATACAATCGTTGCTTGCCCTCTATCAGCAGCACAGCCATAAATTTCAGCACGCTGCTCTCCATCTCCACAACAAAGTAAAAGAGCGACTGCCGCAGCGAGTTCACTCTTTCCATTTTTCTTTGGCACCTCAATGTATGCCGTATTAAATTGTCTGTAGCCATTTGGCTTTAAGGTTCCGAATATATCTCGGATAATTTGCTCCTGCCATCCAAGTAGCTTAAATGGCTTTCCAGCCCAGGTTCCCTTGGTATGGCAGAGGCTTTCAATAAACATCACAGCAAAATCAGCGGTATCTTCGTCATAGTAACTGTCCTTTGCCATGAATTTTGTCGGTTTGTATTTCTTCAGTGCCATCGTTATCACCCTCCTTATGAAGCAGAAGGGGAAACCTCTACACCTAAAGCATCAAATAAAATCGTTTCACCGTTTCTGATTACAGACACGTGTTCTGCCGAGCCTAACTGCTCAATATATCTTTTTACGATTACATCACAGAACTTTTCATCCAGCTCAATGGTTCTACAGTATCTTCCAGTCTGCTCACAAGCGATGAGTGTCGAACCACTGCCGCCAAACGGATCCAGCACAATGCAATTAGTCATGCTGGAATTTTTGATAGGGTATGCAATCAAAGGTACTGGCTTCATCGTAGGATGGTCACCATTTTTCTTAGGTTTATCAAATTCCCAGATGGTAGTTTCTTTTCTGCCAGAATACCACTGGTGCTTTCCGGATTTCTTCCAACCAAATAGGCATGGCTCGTGCTGCCACTGATATGGGCTTCTTCCCAGCACCAGACTTTGCTTCTTCCAGATACAAGTTCCCGAAAGATAAAAGCCAGCTTCGGCAAACGCCCTTCTAAAATTTAAACCTTCTGTATCTGCATGGAATACATAGATACTCGCATCATCTGCCATAGCCTGATACATGCAGGTATAGGCATCGAATAAAAACTGGTAGAATTTATCGTTTGCCATGTTATCATTCTTAATTTTTCCTGCACTGCCTTCATAGTTCACATTGTAAGGCGGATCTGTTACCACAAGGTTTGCTTTTGCACCCTCCATCAAAAGCTCATATGTTTCTGGTTTTGTGCTATCACCGCAAACAAGACGATGTTTTCCAAGCACCCATACATCACCGGCCTTTGTAAAGGTAGGTTTTTCCAGCTCAGCATCTACGTCGAAATCGTCATCCTCTACATCATCTTCTGAGGCAAACAGGTCTGCGATTTCTTTATCATCAAAACCAGTAATGCCAATATCAAATGCCTCTGCCTGCAAAGCCTCAATTTCAATTCTCAAAAGTTCTTCGTCCCAACCAGCATCCATTGCCATACGGTTATCCGCAAGAATATATGCTTTCTTTTGTGCTTCGGTTAAGTAGTCCACAAATACACATGGAATTTCCTTGATGCCTTCCTCCTTAGCTGCCATGATTCGTCCATGACCGGCGATAACATTTAAGTCCCTATCAATAATAACCGGATTGATAAAACCAAATTCGCGTAAAGATGAGCGCAGCTTCATAATCTGCGCCGGAGAATGCGTTCTTGCATTATTTACGTAAGGTATCAATTTAGAGGTTTCAATCAGCTTCATTTCTGTCGTCGTTTTACTCATGCTGCACCTCCATTAAAAAAGACCCCATTCAGCAAACTTCTCAAAGCCACCAATGGAGTCAATGTAATTTTTTGCTTGCTTTACAATTTCGCTATAAGGTACGCCATCAATAGCGTCGTCTCCAATCGCACAGCAAAGGCTGACCGGTTTTCCAGTTCTTTGCGCTTTCAGGAAAGCATAAATATTTACAGAAACATCTGCCTTGGATAGGTCTTTACCATGAAGACCACCACCAGTTACAGAATCGGCCATATCACTACCAAGCTTTCTGTTTGTGGCGCCGGTATCTACATCAGTGCCGCCACTCCAATCTCCCAGGGGATTGATTTCAGCAGCTTCATATTTCTCTTTGAGCGCAGCTGTTTTGGCATTGCTCTGACAAATGATAAGTCTTGCTTCATCCAGAATGTATTTCCCGTCATAAGGATATGCACCATAAATATCATGCGCAATAGCGGATAACTCCTGCTGTTCCTTAGTAAGCGGCATACCTTTGAATATTCCATTGTCACCACAGCGATGGCACTTTGACTGATTTTCGGATAAATGCTTATCCTGAGGAACAATCACAATGTCACATTTGATTTTCCCTGCGATACGCTTAATGGCATTTTTAATTTTATTCACATTCAAATCTGTAGTGGTTTCAATGATTGCATGGCATTTTCCATGACCAATCAACACCTCCACTGCAATTTTAGGAGCTTCCTCCACCTGATACGCAAGGTCCACAATAGCACCTGCGATTCTATCTGCCACCTTGTCCGGATGGCTCGGATTTACTTTTTCAATCATAACTACTGTCCTTTCCTTGTACGAAGCAACCTTTCCATCACATCGTCCTGTGGTGTTGCTCCGGCATATTCAACTGTCGCATTTTCTTTTACAATCTGGTAAATCTGAAACCAGGATTGATTTGCCTGTTTGGTAAATTGCTGCAGCATAGACACATACGGAGATGCAATTGCATTTCCTGTAGTCGGGTGTTTTGCGAGCAAACCATAATCAGAAATACACTGCTCGCATTGAATCTGTCTTGCCACACTCATTGCGTATTGATTGATAAGTTGCACATTCACATATTCTGTACAGCCGACCTTCTTCAACCATTCCCAGGTTTCCTTAAATATTTCCTCCGCACAAAGCTCCATCCCGTTTTTCTGTCTTGCCTTCATATAATCTTTAATCGAAGGCATATCGACGCCTTCCAATTCAGGTGCATCTGGCAGCTCAATGATTGGTGCAGTTTTACCCGCAGAGATTTTCTCTGTCAGGGCCTTACGTTTAGGACCACTTCCCATTCTGGCTCCGCCACGTGCAGTTCCGTCCTTAGCCAA